GCCCCGCCACCAAAAGGCAGTTTTCTTCCGTTGTTTAGTCCAACATTAAGACTTAGCGAGGGCATAAAATTACAATGCAATCACCCGCCAAGGACTTGAACCTTTGGCGGGTTGACTGCTAATAGGTAATTAGCCCTTGTAGGCGATCACACGTCCAGTTCCAGCAGTGAAGCTGTTAAACCGTCCGTAGATTATGTTCCCGGAACCGATCGTCACGCCTGTCAGTGTGCCATCGAAGTCTCCCGCAATGGTGCTGAAGGTCGTGTCGGCCAGCATTTGGAGAGCCCAATATGCTTGCCCGGCAACGCCTGTGGTGCCAACGGTAAAACCGTTCCTGGCTCCAAAACGATCTAAATCGGCAGACATTAGCTGTAAACCGGGATCTTGTAGTTGGTGCCGTTCAGCCGAACTGTGATGCCAAGGGTAGAGGTACCCGAGACAAATGTTCCTGTGGTTGCTGTCGTGATAAACTCGACGGCAACTGTTTCCCTGGCTGAGTCAAGCCGGATGGGCTTGCCTTTTGCTTTCAATTCGCGACGCAGATTGATGTCACTCATGGATCTAATTTCCTATGTTTTGCCCAAACTTGTTTGATTGTATCGGCTTTATGTCTTGGGCGGAACTTAGAGCCGAGTTTTTGTTCTAGTGCGTGATAACCTTTTAGAATGTTGCGACCATCCATGGCCGACGGATGATATGCTGGTTCTGAACCACAGTTAACAAGTCTGAAGTTAGAGGGAAAGTTGCGTCGTTTTAGCTTACTCGGGACATTGTCCCTTTCGTCTACCGGACGCTCGAGCGTTACAACGCCCCCGGTGTCCCTGTCTTCGTACTCGTAGAGTGGCATCAGTCTTCCATCATTTCCCCGCCGTCCATCTTGACGGCTTCATTCCTGAGACGCTCGCCTTCGGTTTCGGCTTCTGGAGATTCTTCTTCCATCTCTCCTTCTGCCTCGCTTACGCGAACGACGGCAACGCCTTCTTTGATTTCAACAACTTCTCCGGTCAATTCAACCATATCGCCAACCATAGGCTCGGCCTGTTCGGTTTCTTGCGAGATAGCTAGATTTTCGATCGGAATATTTACGATGTTAGCCATTTTTGTCCCCTTGCTTTTAGGCTCGGGCCCGGGGAGATTTTTGCCTCCCCGAGCCTTCGCTTCGGGCCCGATCATTAATACGATCGCGCCCATTTAATTAGCTGACTTCAGAACGACTAAACACGACTCGGTAGAACGCTCCGTTCAACTGAACCGCGGTGTAGTACGTTTTGACAGCGACCGAGGTCACCAAATCCAGAGGGTCGGACTTGTCCGGACCTTCTGCAATTAGGACCTTGGGGCTATAGGGCGAGTCGCCTGTGAGGCTAGGTACGCCGAATGCCTGGTCACCGAGCACAATGTTCGCCAAGAAAGGCGCAGTGCTGGAGTTATAGGACGCAGCTGCAGTGCCAGAGATGGCATTAGCAGAAGCAGAACCGAAGGACAGAATGTTGTGCGACAACAGAGTCTTCACTCCGTAGTACGCGCCAACTTCACCCTTCAGCAAGCTATCCGTGCCCGAATAGTGATGCGCCTGGATATAGTCGTCATCGTTGAGGATCGAACGAGCAGTACGAGGATCTGCGACCAGGACGTATCCGCCCTTGATTGTAGGAGCCTTGTCAACCCGGAGTGACGTCACGGAATCGAGCAAGTCGAGTGCCGTGAAGGAAGAGTTGGCTGCAGTCGCGGCGATGAATGCCGTCGAGTTGCTGTTCTGCGCGTAGCGGACCGAGGTAGACAGAGTGCCAGTTCCGGAGGTAGTTCCGGTCGTGAGCACACGGTGAACCAATGTATCCGCGTGAAGCGCGTGATCTTCCGCGAGTTGAGTCGTAGCCTGCGCCATTGAATCAAACAAGTTTGTGGCCTGCAAGATATCAGACAGCTTGACCAAGCTGGCAAACTGTTGGAGGGTCGCGCCGACAGTCGACAGGGTCAACTGACGTTCTGCGCCTGTTCCAGCGCTTGTGCCTTCCGACGTGATCTCAAGGATCGAGCTAATGCTAGGATTGTCGTAACGGAAAAAGCGAATCTGCTTTGAGCCGTTCTTCCGGGGAAGCGCGGCTTTCATTCCGAATTGTTCCATCTGAAGGATGGGCAATTGACGTTGGAGCAACTCTTTCGAGAAGTACTCCTGGTAGGCCGCTGCGAGCGAGCCAGAGGTTACTAGTGCCATATAATTTTATCTCCTGTTGTCTAAACCCTAGTTAGCGTCGTCAAATTCCATCGCCATTCGGCGAAGTTCGGCACCTTGTTCTGCAGTGGATAAATCCTTAAACTGCTTCTTGGGCGCCGGGGTTGACGGTGAACCAACTCCAGGTTGTAAACGTTTTTTGAACTCCGCATTTTCTTTGCGGAGCTTTTCGACTTCATCTGCTAATCCGGTTGAGTTATCCGTTTTAAGAGCAAGCTGTGCGATCTCGACTGCATCGACGATGCCGTCAGGATACTGGCGAAGGACTGCTTTTGAGTTAAGTAGTTCTGCTACTTTTTTATGCAGGCTTGAATTTGAATCCTTTAGATCTGGATGCTTATCAACCAATCTGTTTAGATTCTCGTTCCAAGCCTTCTCGCCCATCTCCTTAACTTTTCTCTCTTGAGATTGTACTTCGTACTTCTCAACCTCTTGAGCTCTCTTATCGGCCTGCTCGGCTAGATCTTCTCGACCCTCTTCTCGGAACTGCTTCGCAGCGTTTCGGTAATCGGTCGCGTCGAACTTGCCTGCTGGTCTCTCCTGGTCTGCCTTCCGCGCCTCATCACGTTCGCGCATGAATTCCTGGCGCTCACGTTCCAAGCGTTCCTTTTCGGCCTTAGATTCCGCCTTAGCTTGCTGAATGGCATCCCATTCTTTCTGCTGGCGGTTCTTTAGCTTCTCGTACTTGCTGGGTTCCTTGGCCTTGTCGGATGACTCAACCGGACTCTCAGACTCTGTCGTTGTTAAAGAACTATCACCTTTTTTGTCCACGACTTCGGTCGTAGAAGGCGAATTTTCTGTTTTAGGTTCTGTCGTCGACGTGGGGTTCGACTCGATCTTCTCCACTGGTTCCGACGTTGGTGTCGCTTCCGGTTTTGCTTCCACTCTATCTGGAGGGATAATCCCATCCTCAATCATGGCCGCTCTTCGTAACGATTCCGCCGTCAGTTCTATTCCATTACCCATGCTAACCCCTTTACTCCAGCCCCGAGATGGTTAACGATCTCAGGCGGGATTGTGACTAGTCTATGTACTCCGCGGGCAACCTCTAGTCGTCTGCCCCTCCCGCGGGATGAGTGGCATCAATTCCAAGGGAATCGATAACTGCCACTGCAGATCTGAAACCTATGGCAAACCCACATGCTGTCAAGTCGCCTTTTTGAACTGCGCTAGAATCTTGCCTAATAGTCATATTTCTTAGGATCGCGGCGAACCTTACGCCATGCTCTGATCTCATAAAACTGCCAAGCGACCTGGCGTCTTCTTCGGTCCACTCGGGTTCGTCTACCCACTTGGTGAAGCGTATAAAGTTTAAGATTGCCCTTAGTCTTGTCATAGAATGCTTTCCGTCGAAAAACACAAGTTGTATACGTTCTCAAACTTGGGCTCCTCGTCCATTGGTAGTTCTTTCGGCTCCTGACCCTCAATCAACCAACATCTGTACCCAATCTTTCCCATGACCTCTCGGACGTCGCGGTAGCTGTGCCCCATTTGAGCCAGCCCAAAATTATTTATCTCAAGCGCAACAATTGGCATGTTTTTTTTAAGCAGATCGATCATTCCATTCAGCCCCAGGACCTCCGCCCCCTCAATATCCATCTTGATGAAATCTACTTTCCCGAATGAGTCGTAATGATCTAGCGCAATAGAATAAGACACGACCTTCTGTGGGGATAGTCTGCTCTTTTCGTTAAAACTGTGCTTCCCACAATCCCATAGCGAGTGACCGCCGTCGTTATCCTGGTTAAGCCAAAACTGCACAGGGCCAGAGTCGTTTGAGATTGCCCAATTGTGCGGTCTTATGTTTCTAAAATTATTTAACCCGGCATTCATTACCAGCATGGAATAGTTGTCCGGATTCATTTCAAAGGAGTAAACCTCCCCATCCTCTCCAACCAGCTTCGCTGCGATCATGCTGAAGAACCCAACGTGGGCCCCAACGTCAATAAATGTATCTCCGCGCTTTAGCTTTCTAAGAATGAGCGCAAACAGCGCGCCCTCGTATGCGATGTTCTTTTCTAGGTGCGAACCAATATATTTCTGGCTCGTCTTTGAGTAATCTAAAACTATCTTAACAGGGCCGTCGGAAACCCCTGGAAGTTCAATATTGAATATCTTAGACGGCTCGCTCACACCATCGGTTGTTGCATGTTTCCTGGCATCTGTCCAGCCATTTCCTGGGGCGGGAGTTGCCCCTGAGCGCCCTGCAATTGTCCCTGCTGTTGCTGTTTCGCCCTGTTCATTTTCTTGAGTTCGGCAGTAATTGCCCGGGCAGTGTTCGGATCGATCTGTTCCAACGCTTGCAAGTGCTGGTCCAAATGCTGACCGATCGCCTGTGCTGTCGCCTGGTCAACCTGGCGGAATCCTTTTTCGGCCGCTTGCTGAAAGTCAAAGATGATCTCAAGATGAGCCCTATGATCGTCGGTCGGTTTAATCGCAATCGGGAACGCGGTCGTCATCATCGCGGCGAGTTCCTTCGCTTGCTCTTCCCTCTGCTCCTGTTGGTTCATCATCGGGTCTTGGACCAGGCGACGCACCAAGCTGGGATCGTCGAGCTCGAGCACGGACTTAACAAGTTCGGCCTGGTTGATGAACGGAGACTGTCCGAGCAATTGCATCCGGGCTACTGCCTTTTGAAGTTGGAATTGGCGAGTTTGGAAATCGTACCCGCCCTTGGGCATGATCGAATACTGTTCGTGCAATGCTTCCGGAGGAACGGTCCCGGTATCCTCTGCATATCGGAAATTCAAATCCTTCTTGTCGTACTGCAGATAGATCGACCAGCACTGCCGGAACAGGCGACCTAGCGACATGCGGAACAGACGGTTTCTTAAATCAGCACCCGCGGACCCGGTGTTCACCAACGCTTGAATTTCAGTCGCTGTTTTTCTGGAGCTACCGGGTTCCGAGGGATTGTTGCCTACGCCAAAATCGATCGTTCCAACTCTCTGCTCTGCCTCTGCACGTTCGTCGTACATGACTCGCATGAAGTCCATCGGAGGGGTCGTCATCTGAACAGGCTTGATGCCCTGGGGCAGGATCTGCCCAGGTTGCATTTTTAGATTCGCCATGTTGAGAGAAACAGGATTGTCGGCCTGGAACAACGGACGGTTCGCCAGTTCCAAGAAGTCGAGCATGGAGTTCTTTAGCTTCGCCAGGGTCATCTCATTGGCAGCCAAGATCTCCGCAAGTCCGCGGGATGAGTAGAATCCTCCGTTGGTCAATTCATAGCTAAATTCTGTGAATGGGCATTGCTTGTGCTTGTAGGGAAGAACAAAATCTTCACGCACTGGATCAGTTGTTGCTAAGGGCGAGTACGTCGCAACGTTCCACTCGTCGTCTTCGTTCCTGGTGTAGATCTCCCAAAGAATGATCCGGTCCGGGCGAGAGTCGTAGGTGATGCCTTCGCGCTGGTAAACGGCTTGTTCCTTTTCGGTATTGATGCCCTCGAACTTGGTCCCGCGTCCGGCAATCCTCTTAATAAAATCCTCGTCCTGGTTGTAGGCCGCTACGCGCTTATACTGCTCCACCGATAGCACCATGACGTGACAAAGATAATCGGCGTCGTCCAAGGCAACGGTTTGGTCTGGCACAATGAACCTGGTCGGATCGATCGCCTGGAAAATGATTTCCTTCTTGCCCTCGTCCCAAATTGATTTGAGTACTGCCCGACCGAACAAGAGCATGTCGTCGATTAGGCGAACGATCTCAAATTGAAATGCGGTGCGCTCCCGGATCTTGTAGTCGAAGTATCGTTCTGCCGTAACGGTAAGCGGAACCAACTGCTGGCGCATAGGAACAAACCCGGCGACGACGTCGTTGCCAAGGGCTGAGTTGACGTAGTTAGGTTTGAGTCTTTCAATAATGCGATCAATCAGCGCGACGTGCATGTCCGCCGCGGTCGGCCATGGCTTAACCTTCCGGCGCATTCCGAACGTGCGCATCTCATAGAACTGCCTCTGCCGGGCGTCCCATGTCGCGCGGTTCTTCAGATCCCGGAGGATGCGCGTATGAAGTTCGTTATTTATTGGTTCCATTATTCCTTGCCCTTACTTCGTATTCTAAATCGTTTACCGTGTTGATTGCGTCGTATGCCCAGGATTGAACGTTAGGAGTAGATCTTGTGACCTCTTCAAACCTTGGGTCGTTGATCAATCTGTCCGCGTTCCCCGACGTTCTCACCACTGGGTCTACGGTTGCGCATCCACCAAGTGCTACCACCAAAAGAAGCGTCGATGCGACTGCGAGCGTCAGACCATTCTTTCCTAATCGCAGACTCATTGCGCTCACGTTCCCCGGGGAACAATCCAACAATTGCCTTCAGCAATTCGATAAGAGCGCCAATCCACGAAAACACAAAATGTTATTTGGCGTCGGCAGCCTTGATCAACCCGACTCCGGCGATGATCGCGGCGATGAGTATTCCAAGATCGGGCACTTTGCCTGTCTTCAAAAATTCCACCGCTGCTCCAGCGACGGCTACTACGATTGACAAAACTCCAGTTGCAGTTGTTTTCCAGTTCATGTTGTTTTCCTCCCGGTTTATCCCCCGACATCCCAGCCGGACATTTCGTTGTCCGCGGATGCCTGCTTCATTAGTTCAAGCAAAGATGGACGCGTGTATGCCATTGTCAAGTCGTAGTCAATCCCCGCGTTATCGCATGCCATCGCAACCGCGTCGGCCCTGTCCGGAGATGCCACTCCCCTGGACCGCATCGCGTCTTTCGACTCCAGGCCCAGTTTACCGCGAGACGTGGCTTGAGCTCTCCTGGTCACTAGTTGGCTTTTGAGAATATCGTCTTCGGGCAGGATGATGTCGCAAGTATCGATCTTTCTGGCTAGGCGGTGCCACATCTCGGAACCCTTGTTCTGGTACGCGTCGTTGTCCCTAGCGTTGCCACCAAAGTTAATCCGGTTCACGGTCCACCCGGCTTCGTTCAGCGCGTCGCACATCGGCAGACCCAGGCCCCCGGCGTCGGCGAATACTTGCTCCGGCTTAACCCCGGCTTTCTTTAGCTCCATAATAATCCGACCGACCGTTGCCATTGTGTCCCTTTCGCGCCATGTGATCAGTGGCAGGATTCGGTTGCCCTCCCGGATTGCGATCACGTTCTCGTCGCCACCCGCGGAAAAGTCGATGCCAGCTGCCCTGTCTGTCCCATTAGGGACAGGAGGGTTGTTTACGCAATTGTCGTAGCTGCCTAAGCTCACGACTAGGCGCTCTTCGCCCAGGTCCATAAATTCTGCCTTGAGCATCGACTGAGTAAATGGGCTGTTGATGCCATAGCGCTGTTGAATCTCCTGTATGTACAAAGGGCTGATATGGGGACAGTCCCAGGCGGTCGCTCGGGTCTTTTCCCACAGATCTGCCTCCTTTGTAAAGCATCGGTAGAACTGACCTACCGGAGCCCCCGGCGAACTGGCGACTAGTAATCTAGTTGGTTGGCACCGAAACACTGAAACGTAGATCGGATCTTGGACGGTCTTGGCCTCATCGACGACGTACAGAAGGGGAGCGCTTTCATGGTTCGCAGCGTGGAAACCCTCCGCTCGGCCTGCTGATTCGTTGTCATTGCCTGCTGTAAACCCCAAAATTCGGCTTATACGCCCCGAGGCGTGCTTGAAGCGGATTTCCCCACTGGTGACCTCAACCATGTCCCCGAAGGGCCTTAGAAGGGCTTTAATCGCAGGCCAGAGCACGGATTCAACCTGGCGATACACCGACGCAGTAACGACTGACAAAGACTCCTCAAAGCATACCATGTGCCAGACTAGGGCCGGGGCGATGACATTTGACGTCTTGCCGGAACCGTTCGCAGCCACTAGCGCTACCCGGCTATAGATCGGGGCCAGGTTATTCATGACCTCTTTTTGCCAGGGGTATAGATTTAACCTGAGCACACCCTCCGCGAATCCTGCCGGGGTAGCTTGTTCGTCAACCTTCGATGCCGGGCCGGGTTTCGATGACCCCTTTTTATTTCTAGCCGAATTTCTGAGGGGGGTCGCGCGCGCGCGCGCGCGTGTGGGGGGCCCCCCGGGGGGGGTGTCGTGGGGGGTCGGATTTTCCTGGGGTGTCGTCTTCACAATTTTATTGACTTCCAAACCCCATATAATATAATTCTAATATTGGTCGTTTCATTTGTCGCACAATGAGTCTTGTGTGGTATTTGCCTCAATAACAGCCTTCGACCCTGACTTCCCGGCATACTTAATTTTGTTTGCGTTGACTAACAGCGCAGCGTCGGCCGCGGTAAAATGTACGTTCGCCACCGATCCTCCGACCTGGACTCTTGCCTGCTGACCGAAATGCTCCTGAGCCCTGCGTTCGATGCGCCATGCGGCCGCTTGCCAGGTCCCCTTTTCTGCCGCCCTGTCAATGACTTCCAACGCGCGGGTGATGTGGAGCGACTCTGCTTTTTTTAAGCGTTCGGTGATGTGGGGCCTGGCGGATAAGAATGCTGATAGCGTGGACTTTGCGATTCCAAGTAAGTCCGCAATCATGGCATATGGGAACCCTTTACTCAGCGCAGTCTCGACTATTGTCAGGTGCTCCTCAGTAATCTTGGGCAATCCCCTGGCCCCAATAGCAACGTCCGGGATGTGATTAGGAACTTCGTTCATCAGCCTGCGCTCTTTGTCCAGGCGCTTCTCATCCACCTTCTCAATCTTCTTCTCGGGGAAGCGCAACTTCATGCGCCTCTTCTTTTGCTTCGGAACATGACCATGAACATGGTCAGATTCCTGGTTGGGACTAGAGGCTAGATCCTTTGGACTCGTAGTAATTGGCAAGTCGCTGGAGCTTCCAGATGCATTCATTAACTAGTGTCTCCCCAACTTCGTCACTGCATCTCTTGTTGCAATTGGTAAGCAACTTCCAGAATGCTGAACATGCTGATTTGAGCTTAATGTTTTCATCGGTGATCGATTTGATTTTAGCTTCGTCTGACACATGCAACCCTCCCGGTAGTTAGAAAACCCCGCGCCCGGGAACCACTTTCACCCCTCCCGGGTCGCAGCCAGTTCCCCAACCCACCCCATAAGAACTGGCTTGCGTCAAAGTATTGCATCCAGGCCAACGCGCAAGTCTTTCGTGTTTCGCCTACATTTTCTGGTAAGAATTAAAAAGGCATATGGTAAACTGAAAAGACCCCGCGGTTGGAGCGGTACCGCTAGCGAAGCGAAGCGGGGGGACTTTAGTCCCCCGCTCTAACAGGGGTCTGTTTCACCATTATATATATATAAGGGGAACGAAATGGTGAAACAGTGTAGAACCCGGGTTTAACAGAGTAGGGCGAAATAGCTGTTTCTGGCCCTTTCGGGCTATGTTTCAGGTCAGTTTAAGCGGTCGAAACGATGCCACCGGGAGCTCTTTCCCGGCCCAATTCCTGTTCCCTTTAGGCGCCCCACCCTTCTTACCGTTAGCGATCGACGCCTTGGCCTTAGCCTCCGACCTCACCTTGCCGATCCTGGACGCGAATAACGCCACCGGGACCGCACATCTACAGTTAGGACATTCAATTGATTGACTCATTCTTGCCTCCATTCTTTCCATTCTTTCCAGTTTTGTATCTCCCATTTCAGCAACGACTTGTCCTTCTGATTGCAGAAATAGACAAACCTATGCTTCCTGGTCCGCGGAACAATCACTGCTTCCTCCATGGTCCTCGAGTGCCTGCTGTGCTTGTTGCCTACCACCTTGTCCCCGGAAGGTCTCTTGTCGGACAGTCCGGTATAGATCCAGTTCGTTGCCGAGTAGATCATTCCATTGTGCCCGGCCCCGGTGTCAGCATAGCTAACCAGGATTAAGTGGGGCCGCAACTTCGTTAGCTCACGAATGCTCCAGGATATAAATCTGCTCTCAGAGTTTTTGGGGCACCGATCGTCGAGCCACAATCTGTTCAACTCGTAGACCCTGGACGCGTTCTCTGCCCCGCATATGCCCCTGCATAGATGAGGCGACGCGGGTTTGCCGAATGAAATCACGCCTAGCAGTTCACTGCCATGGAAGCATCCGAACGACCAGTTGCACGGCACGGCCCGGTGCGCGTAGTGGTTAGCGACGACTACTTCATTCATCGTCTTTGACCCTACGGCCCGGAATTTAAGTTGGAGCGCAGAGGTAGGAATTGCACCTCCGTTCTCCCCTTGGAATAGGGGAAGTTCTACTACTGAACTATCTGCGCGTAAACTCACCATGTCCCCATCTCGTCGATGAACCCGATCGTCTTGTCCCGGCGATCCTTCAGCACTGCCAGAAGCCTGTCGGTCATGTCGACCTCGGACAGCATGGAGTTTCCCCCTATGCAACTCCCACACCTATTGAGGTAGGTCAGGATCTTGGGCTTGTTGCTGGCGGACTGATTGATCTCACAGATTCCGTAGTCGTTCCCGGACCGATAATACTTGCCCGGGACCATCTGCTCAAACGTCAGTTCACCCTCCTCTTCGGAGTAATACTTCATGATTTCCTCCAGTACATTTTCCACATGAACACGGTGCATAGAATTCCGCATGGGGTCAATAGGATTAGTTCTGACATACAACCTCCTTCTTCCACTCGATCACCTTTAGGATCGAGGGCGCCTCGATGCCAAGGTAGAACTGGATGCCCTTTGTGTCCGTCACAAACTTCTTGCCCTTGTTAACTCCGTCGAGCACCTCGAAGACAAACGACTTGTTCGCCCGACCCCTGTACCCGCACAAGCGAGCAGTGCCCTTGGGGGTCTTAAACTCCTTGGTCAAATGCTCCTCCTTCAGTCCGTCGAATCCATGGCGAACAATTGACCGCAAGTCCGCCAGGTCTTTGGTTACAATCTCTCCGCCTTCCTCAACCGACCGGACTTCCATCTTGAAGGTGGCAGTGTCCGCGTTATAGGTGCAGTTGCCTAGCTTGAGGTTGAACTGCTTGTTGACCTTGTTGAGCTCTGCCAGGAGCGGGTCAATCTGATTGCGAATTATGTTGAGTGTGTCTTTGTTGATCATGTTGTTGGTCTTTCTTGGTTATGAATTGCATTCACTGCACTTGCACTTACTAACGCCCTGGAGAAATGTGTAAGCCTCCTGGACGCTCGACTCATGGACCTGATGGGCCCCGGTCCCGGCATTATCTACCCAGCCTGGCTTGAGGTAGATCCAGAATCCGTCACCGTTGTCGCCAGTGCGCTTGATGTACTCCTTAACCTGGGGGTCGTTCAGATCCGAACCGCGATAGTCGCGCTCGTCACTGATTGAATCTACCCGGTGGTCGCGCTTGATCTTTTCGATTAATTTACTTTCGTGCATGTTGGTTGGTCTTTCTTGGTTGGGGGTTAGGCGTTACGATTGAAGCATATGTCGATGTACATCTTGGCGTCCCGGAGGGTCGATGCGATATCTATGCTGTTGCTGGAGTTGTAACCGTCCATGTCTTTGTATGTATTCCACTGGACTCCGGCGATCTCCTCGTCGAGTAAGTATCCGTTATCGAACTTCTTAATGATCCATCCGCGGTACTGATACATGTCTTTCCCGAGTTTCTTGGCTGTATGTTTGTTGGCGACTTTGACCGCGCCAACTTCGGTTTGGGTTAATGTGTTGCTCATGGTTAGAAATTAACCCATCTCCTGGGTTATGTCTACAAGTATTTTCAATACAATGCGTAAGTTGTTGATATTGAATGAAATACTTTTTCTAGAAACCTGGGGCCGGAACGCGGTAAACCTCGCCAAACTGCGATTTATCCTTCATCAACTTGCCGGACTTCACCAAGCGCGTGAGGTATCTCGAGAGGGTTCCCCGCGGAATTCCCATAGCAGGATCGGCCTTCTCCCATACCTCCTTGAACGATGATCCCTTCTCCTTGTCAACGCACGCCATCACTTCGTCGTCCTCGTATGCCTTCTTCGATCCTTCGGTTGGTCGCGCGTCGTCCGGATTAAATTCTGCTGTGCGTTTCATCAGCGGAAATTCCCACTGCACGCAAAACGGATCGATCGGTGAGAAGTCTCTCATCGTTGGCTCGACGATCAGCACATTCTCTTCCTTGTGGGGATGCATAACGAAGATGCTGTCTGGGTCCCGGGCGAATACGGTACTGCCTGACATCTTGTCAAACCCGGCCCTGTTGCCGTGTCCCTTGCTGAAGTGATGCCCGAACACGACGCTCGCGTTGGTCTCTACCGCAATGCTGTCCACCTCGTTCATCAACGTTGCCATCTCTCCGGCACTGTTCTCATCTCTCTCTCCGTACAACTTGTAGATCGGGTCAAAGCAGATCAGTCCAAACTCTCCGATCCGCAGCTGGTCGATGATCTTAGGCCGCAACGCGCTCAGGTCCGCCGAGTGTCCGCGCAGATTCCAAACAAATAACTGGTCATTGGGTATCTGAATGCCTAGTGCCCGGCACACGGATCTGATCCGCTCGCGGAATGAGTACTGCTGGATCTCGAAGTTGATGAACAGCACCCGCGTCTTGCGAGTAGGCATCTCCCAAAACTTTGTGCCCGACGCCACACATATCGCCAACTGCAACAGCGTCCAGGTCTTCATGCTCTTGCTCGTCCCGCCCAGCACCATCTTGCAACCGCGGTGCAGGGCACCAAAGATAATCTCCTCCGGCTTCTCAATCGCCAATTCATCTAGAGCGCTAGCCTCCATGATGAGTGGGAGATTCCCACTGCCCCATGGCTTGCTGGCCCCGGCCAGGATGTTCCTAATATCTTCCGGGCACGCGTCCTGCTCTTCCATCGCACCGAGCGCCTTGAGCGCAGCTGCGTGCATGTTCCGCATCCGGGTAGTCTTCCGCAACCTGGGCAACCAATAGTCCATCTTGGAAGCGGAGGTGATTGAGCCCGACATAATCTTTAGACTGAATTCGTGCACATACTTCGGATGCTCCTTGCCGACAAATTCGCCCATGGCGACAGCGTCAGGTGGCACACCATCCCTCAACCCCCGGGCGACGCACCGGGCTACTGGTTGGTAGTAGTTGTGCGGGTCGAGGATCTCAGCCTTGTTCCTGTCTAAAATAATTGGGTCGGTGAAGCATGCCGACAGCACTGCCCACTCAGCCTCATTGTCCCGAGGTGGTCCGTAAGAGTCTTGGTTCATTGTGGTTGCGTCCCCCACATGTCCTTCCAAACGGTCTTGCGCATTTGCAAGATCACTCGCCACACATTGTCAGGGAAGATCCAGCACTTCTCGACCTGGAACTGTTCTGCCAGTTTCTTTAGCTCGTTGGGCACCTCAGACTTGTAGTCGTCAATCTTCATTTAGTTACCCTTCCTTGATTGGTGAAACTTTCGGTTCTCATTTTCACTACACTTCTCGGGCGTCAACTTCTCCAGGCGCCGGACTACGTCACGGTGGTCCACGTTGGCCCCGGCAGCCATGAGCCATGTAGCCATGGGTTCACCGCGTATTGCGCGGACTAATTCGTCCGACTCGATGTAGCTTTTGTATCCGTCTCCGTGTCCCGAGTTGCGTCTCGGCTTGGCTATTGATACGAGCCCGGACAGAATCTTTCTGCGATTCAGTAGTTTAATGTCTGAGATCATCTGCACGACGACCTCTCCTGCGAGTTGCCTATACCTTTCGGTCAGGTCTCCTTTTGTGAGTCTGGTGGATTGCATGGGTTGGTTCCTTTCGTTGGGGTTGTTGTCTTATCTTCTACAAAACTTCCTGTCAACATGTCCAGCTTATATCCGTTTCCGTGCCAGTAATCGTAAAGCATCGCGTTAATCATTTTCCCTTGGTTACCGAACTCAAGCGGGAACAGATTCCCCGGGGCCAACCCGAACTCCTTCACAAGCGCCCCGAACTTTGCCGTTGTCAGCTTGTAGATTTTCACTTAGTTCCTTATTGAATAGCAGGGCCGCGTCGACATTGGTAATGATCTGCCGGATCGCTGGGGCGTGAGTGTGGTCCGACGCATCTCTTTCTACAACGAGCATCCTCTTAGTTGCCTCGAGGATATCACGTTGCCATTCGATGGTGTTTGCCAAACTCACCGATTCTTGCTCTTGCCAGCCGAACTAATCGCGATCGCGACCATCTGCTCAAAACTCCGGGCCTTGCCTCCGGCTCCGCGCTCCTTGCCCTTCTTCTTATTATCCTTCATCAGTTCCCTCATGTTCTTACTTACGCTCTTACCTAATGGCATATGTGTCCTTTCTGTTATTTGTTTACCGACATTGCATGCATGAAGATCGGAGTCTGCTCACCCACATACGATCCGGCAATGTTATAATCAAAATATTCGTGGGCCTCATCATGGTCCATGCCGTCCTTCATTAGCTCCTGGACAATCTTGTCTATGTCGTACACGGCGCACAATGGCCCATCAAATGTCCTGCCCACCCCCACAACCGCGCAGTCAAATCCGTCGGCAAACATGATGCCGTCAGCCTCTTCGCCAAATGTGTCGAGGATTTCGTCCCTTATGTTCACGCTGTCTCCTCCTTGCGAAGATCATAGTAAAACGAATCTGTATCCTCAGTCACCCACTTGTCGCTCTGATTCTCCACGCTGGGCAACTCTGTGCAGACCCGAAACTGCTTTAGGTTGTCTGGCAACTTCTTCGTAACCCAATTGGAATCGCGCCAGAAGATTCTGTTGTTTGGCATACAGAGCAAGTAGCCATCGTCACCCTCGAACACATGACCACATTTGTAGTCAGATGGCTCATCGCTGTATGGGTTGTTGAACCAATCAACTGTGAACAAGTAGGTGCCCCACACCTTGGTCGCGTCCCTAAGCAGGATCTGCGCTCGGTGATAGGCGAGGAAGCTGTACTCTGTCACAGTCACGTTCTCGCTGAAGCAGTCCCATAGTTGCTTGTAGTTAAATGGGATGTCGTTGGTTGGCTCCTGAGTGTATATCTCTGACAGTGGTACTCGACTCCGCAGCATTCCCGAATCCGTCATTACATGAAAGGTCAGGATTGCCCCAGCGCAAGACTGCAATGCAAACACATAGACGTCGTAAAACTCAGTGTCCGCCTCGTTCTTAGTAAAGAATGATTTTCTCACCATGGCCTTAAAGGACGGGATATTCTCGTTGAGCGTTGCCATTACTTCTTCCGGGGCAAATTGTTCTTAACCTTCTTCCAAACTGATTCGTCCTTATCAAAGCCAAGAGACCAGTTCATGACCTTGTTGTAGATCGAATAGCCATATCCAAACCGCATGAACGTCCTTGAGATCAAGTCTCCTATCCAATAGAAAGTCCAGGCTAGTGCTCTCATTTATTCAGCTTGTCGCAGTACATGAGGAGTACTCCAAAGACAACCATCCAAAACATGATTATAAAGAAATCGCTCATCGCCACTGCCCTCCGGTAAGCCAGGCGACCAGCACCCATCTAGAGCCAAAGAACACTGGCAGTGCTTGGTGCCTGACGTAGGTGGGGAACATCGTTGCCGATCCCCGCTTCTTTACATCTTTCGCGTTGTGCAAGTCGCACTCAACCCGAAGTCCTCCGCCTAGAAACTCTGATGGATCTGATAGGTTGATCACCATGGTTAGCTTGCGATCACTTCCGTCAAAGCAGTCAAAGTGCGGCAGGAAGAACTGACCCGGCCTGTAGCGCAGGATCTGCAGTTGCTGAATGCCTGTGATGTCAAACTTGTAGTGCTCTTCGTTTAGGTCCATGGCAACACTTCTGACAACGTCGTATAGCCACTTATAATGTTCTGCGAACGGCACCCAACAAGATGAGCATGTCCTGGTGTATGAAGACCTGGTCGTTCCGTCCTTCTTCATGACGTGAGATCTCCTCATGCCTATGACCTCGGCATCATCGCGAATCATATTGCACTGCCCCTGCGTCAACACGTCTGGCTCGCACACTGCCGTTAAAATCTTTTGCTTAAACTGGCTCATTGGCCGCCTCCTTTATTGCTGTTACCATTGCGTACTGAAACAACGCGTCCTTATCGCTGGAGATATGGATGCGACCGGCCTCGACAATTGCCTCGTAAGTTTCCTTGTCTACGTCCAGGCCAAACTCGTAGCAAATAACTTTCTTCTCAGAAATTATTTTAATCAGACCTGTTTTAGATTCGCCTGGATTTCTTTTGTCTTTGCCAGAATGTCTTCTGGCTTGATTGATTTTAGAACGTTGCACCATTTGGGTTCTCCTTTTATCGCGTTGACTGCATCTTTACATTTATCCTTGGGTTGCTCGTACACCGAGCATGGGGCGTGGGGACAAACATCTTTAGGGAAGATTGGCTTCACATACTTGTAGTACTTCGAGGTGTGCTCAGGTCCGTAAGGTCCGTACAACCCTACGGTTGGCGCGTCGAATACCGCGGTCATGTGCATGATTGCCGACTCCGGGCAAACTGCCATGTCACAACGCGCGGCCAGGTGCATTAACGACCTGACGTTGCGCAATCTTCCCTGTAAATTGATTAGCCTGTTATGCGTGATCGACAGCGGAGGATCATCGTGACCAACCGCTACAACGCTCCAATCCTTATTCTCCTTTAGGAACGACTTGATGAACAGTCCTGCCTCGTAGGTCGGGTAACTCTTCCACAGGCTAGATCCACTGATCGAATAAAGTAGGAATGGTCCGGCAACGTCAAATCCAACCGTAGCAAGTTCATGCTGATCCTTTTCCATCAGTTTTGCATATGGCTTCTTAAACTGATCGTCAACCTCTACGCCCCAGGATCTGTAGACGTAGTCATACACGTTTCCGTCTAGGTGTGCGGTCTTCGACAAGATATCGTCAAGACAGACGTGGCCCTTGTACGACTTCCAGGTGGCGATTGTGGGTGCTAGCGGTAGCGCCCTGACTCCTGCAAATCCTTCCCACAATCCAAGATGACGCTGGGGAACGTAGACATCGATCCTTCCGTCTCCCTCGTAGTGTTGCATAGCCCTGGCGATGCCCATGGCGATGAACTGATCTCCAATCGCCCCGCCCCGGTACAGGGCCGCGTACCCGCCCGAGGCACAACCAACCCTGTACGGTATCGTGTACGCGTCTGCATGTGTGCCGGGCACCCCGCGGACTTCATCCGGGACTACGATCGAATCGTGCGGATGGTGGAGCCGATCGTCCAACATCATGGGATCTTTTAGGGTCAATATTCTCATGGTAATACCTTGTCCATTTCCTCAATCCACTTTGCCCTGGCATCTCCGTAGATCCCAGCTGCGTGTGGCATGAAACCATCCGACTGTTTCTTGTCTTTAGGCGTATTGATCTCCATCGCGTTCCATTCCCAACTCAGGAACCGGATAGAGTAACCGAGCATTCTGGCCCGGTAGTTAGTAAAAGTCTGCTCGGGGAATGCGAATGGGGCGTACACGAAATTGGCCCAAGCGCCTGCATGTTGCTTATCGCAAACCATGACTCCGGTATTGAAGTATCCTTGCGTCCACCTAACCGATCCGAGCAGTGCCTGGGATAGGATCATCTCGTTCGCCCGGCCCCAATGTAACTGGTCGCCGTGAGGAGCATCGGCACAAGCGTAGAAGTGTCCGTGAGGGAAAGTCTCGAATGGGTTTACGCACTCGCGCGAAATCAATACATCGCTGTCGACAAACAGAGTCCTGTCAGCATTCTGCACCGCATCGACTAGCGACATCTTGGCTAGCAGTCCGATCGGCTTCTCCGGCTTAATGACTACAAGATCTGCGCCCCAGCGCGTTGACGCCTCTTTTATTCTAGGGAGGGAATGCTTCTCAAACCATTCCGGCAACTGGCAACTAACCGTTACTATTTGCTTCTTCATGAAGCCCGGCCTCCTTAATTGCCTTCGCTAGCCCCTCCGGGACAATCTCAATCCTTCCGGTGGAATCAAAGATATCTCCGTTGGAAGTCACCGCGTAGTATCTTTCACCCCACTGGACGTAGATCATGTTGCCTTCCTCTCCTCCATAAATCTCTGGATGATTTGATGCAACCGATAGTTTTCCCAGGACAGATACTCCATAATGCGCTCCACCCTTGTCGACTCGTCCTTGTGAAGAAACACTGCTAGCGGGTCTTCCCATGTTGTTGTCTCCGGGCCGATATGTATGCTGGTGCTATTTGTTGTCACGGATTTTGTCAATTTTTTCGATTGCGATCATGCTGATCCAAACTACTGGCGCAAGCACAATCACGACAGTTGTGATTAGCCCAATCAAAAATATCAACTCAATGATGCGCCCAGCCATTAATGTATCTTCCCTTCCTTCGCCTTGTAGAGCGTAAACACGGCCCGAACCAGTGCTCGCTCCAGGTGGTCGATACAAGTTTCGCCGGAACTATCCGGAGAAGACGTGTTGCCATCGATCTGTTGCATCGCCCGGGTCATGTGGGCAATTGCCCTGTCCGAGTTGTAGCGGAGCGAATTCTTGTGGAACCACTCTCCAAACCTGGACTTGTTTGACCCCCGGCTCATGATCTTTCTGATCACGTTGCTCGCATGAGTAGCTACGTCTTCGATGGTTGGTTCTGTATGCTCTCTGACCGGGAGCCCCTCCTGGAGCTCTCGAACTGCTGTGCCTAGCGAATCGATCGCTTCCATAATTGATTGTGTGCTCATATTAGCAATCCCACTTTCTTAGGCTCTTGTTGATCCTGCTGTTAGGGTCCCGGGCAGTCTTGGCCGAGGTCAACTTCTTCTTCATGCCCGACATGCGAGCACAAAAAGATTTGCGCCTCGCAGCCGAGGTTTCGGATCGAGCAGCCTGTTTCTTGCTGACCGGAGCCTTTAGGTTCCCGCCTGTAGACCGATTGTAGCTACGACGTCCGGCCTCATTCAGACCACCTTCCGGGTTCTTGCCTAGAGCCCTTTGCCATGCCGGACTATTTGCCATAACCAATTTCCTTGGCAGTTAGTTTTGACCTCTCAAACGCCTTCGCGGTTGGAGCTCCTTTAGAGCCCGGCTTTCTCATTTTTTCTTTCGAGCCAGCTTTAATCCTGGCCCTCTTTTTGTGTATGTTTGCGTATAGTCCTGGTTTCATATTTATTTCTCCTTTTGTTAAACCACACCTTTGGGTTTGAATTTCTTGTCAAAGCACCACAGTGCCAGACAGTGCTGAAAAGCACTCCAGCCATCCTCCAACTCCTGCTCGCTCCACTTGTAAACAAACGGAGCGGATGGAGTCTTCGACGATAGTATCACCGACATGCAGTGCGCTTCCTTACCAAGGGCCTTCCTATAGGCCCCCAACTGCATCGCGTCGTGTGGGTACACCGGGCGCCTAGATGCTGTCACCTTCTCCGGGTCGAACGATCTGTTCTTCAGATCGATTAAGCATGTGCCATACTCGGAGTGATCGATCAGCGCGTCCGCCTTTCCGGCGTATCCAGCACCGACCAGCACCTTCTCTTCCCAATGCGCCTTCACGACCTGGGAGTTGATCCACTCCACCATGTACTCTGCGAATGGAATAAGATCCTCCCGGATGTGTATATCTGATGTAGATACAGGCTCCTTCTTTTCGCGCAGTAGTGGCAATAGTCTCTCCTGGACGTCGTGCATGGAAGTACCATGGTTCGACGCTTTCTTGGTCACTGCCTTGCTCAACTCCTCAACTGCCGAGGCCCAATCCTCCAGGGTTTCCCCGGGAAGTCTCGGGCGCTCGTCGGCTGCGAGTAGGACCTGGGTTATTTTCCAGGCATTCAGTTGGGGGGCGTCCTTCACTTTCATCACCGAAGTGACCGACGGTAGCAAATCAATTCCCTCCTTGGCTAGCTTCCTCACGTCCCGGAGCGTTGTTGGACGATCGCGCCCTTCAGCGTCCGGGACCGTGTGGTAAGCCTCTCCATCAGTCGAGTACCAGTGCGCGGAGAATTCCGCTGACACAAGCCTCGTCGGCGTTTCCGAATAAGTAGAGAGTTCCAGTGCCATCAGAACGGTGCTCCGTCGTCAGTCGCCGCGGTCGATTTGACTCCACCGAGCTCTTTCGACAGAAGGACTTTTTCCTGTAGCCACTTCGGCAAGTTGGTAAACTCGCCACCCTGACCCTGCTCAATCTCATACGAGATAAGATTGTTTACGCGCTCAGGAACGACCATGCCTTTGGGCAATTTGGATGCCGATCCAATCGCAACGTAGGTCTTGCCGGAGGTTTGGCTAACCTTGTGAACTACGTTGAGCAGTGCCGACTTCCCCAGGAAGTCAGTCACCTTGAAAGAGGCGAGTTGCTTCGCGTTGAGCGCCGACCCGAGCCAGCCTTCAACAAACTTCCGAAGCGACGCCTTCGGTCCGATCGACGCGGTAAACTCCGCGGAACAGACCAACGGCTTCTTGATAATGGTGACCTTACCATTCTCCACTTGCTCGAAGTCGTCGTTCTGGTCGCAGATCTCAAACGCGATACGGATTTTCTTTAACTCCTTCGTCTCGCCTTGGTAGGTGCTCTTCTGGGTTCCCATGTCAACTACCGAATAGCAGATTGCAGGATGCGCTCCCGCTTCTACGATCGGTCTTTCTTTTGTGCTTTTCTCACTTAGTACTAGCGCCATATATGTATTCTCCTTTATGGTTTATTTGGGTTTATTTGAGGTGAAGTCTGATGAATGTCTTTTGCGTGTGTGACTGCTGGCAACACGATCGGAAGACTATTATTTACTAAATCGATCCAATCTTGGAATTTCATTGTGACGTGCCATCCTGTTTGATTTCTTCGATGACAGACGATAGGTGTTTTACCAGTTTTTGAATCGTTGGTAGACTGTTGCATCCAGTCGTAAATTTTGGTTTGCTGGCAGTACTTGACCTCGACGTGGAAGGGCCAGAATTCTGATTCGACCAGTACGTCACTAGCTCCGCCATCCGGAGACCCGCAGAATTGCTGGGCGCGCCTAGCCTTCCATCCAGCCTCACTGAGCAGGCTTGATACCTCGCGTTCACCGCGTTTCCCCTTGTTGCGTGACATCTTTCCTCCGCCCATGGTGACCTCCTTGTTTCAAGATCACCGGACTCTGCCGAAACACGGCAACCAGGTCAACACATTATTTTTGGGGAACTTTAATTAGCTTGACTTGCTATATCTTCGACAAACTCATCCAGGCAATTGAATCTTCTGGAGATGCAGAACGCGTCGATTTCATTTTTCTTGAGTCAAATACCCAAAGTAAATCCTTGTCCAGCGCGACCAGGAATATTAAGTCGATGCACTTGCCGTACTTCCTCTTGTCGACTCCGCGCCCGGTGCTGAACTTGTAGCTCGGGCCCCTTCTGCCACTGCTGTGCAGTCGTGGAGATCCGCAAGACTTAACCTGGATTCTTTTGAATGTTCCGTCTTTTTCCGCGACGATGTCGTACCCGGCGTTGTCCTCAAATGGAGTCAACACGTTCCACCCGGAAGCGAGGAGTCCTGCGATTACCCTAGCGACTCCTACTGCTCCTGTCTGACGATTACCCGGTTGGGGCATTCCCAAAAAGCCGATATCTGTTCGAGACCCTATTCTGGAGACCATTGAGAAACTTTTTACGTTCCGGGTTCTGCTCCGCAAGCCTTCTCTCGTAGGTCATCTGCTCGACGGAAACGTTCTTCATTACCTCTGATGGGTTCAATCCCTCCAGGGCCTTGAGCGTCTGAGGCCCAAGAGCTCCGTCATCCTTCACCCCGACCGCACGTTGCAGGAACTTTGTCGCCCCTCCGACCCCGCGGTTGAATGCCAGGTCCTGGAAGAAGGGTCGGTAAGGCTCGGGAAGTTTAGACGTGAAGGGCCTGGTATATTCTACGACGTACCTGGCAGCTGCGTCCCTGCGCTCCCCCGCTGGAAGATTCTTCAGCATCTCCGCGGCCGCTGGATGATACTTGTCGTTGATCCCGGCGACCTCGTAGCTACCGCCCATATCCCCGGAAGGAAGATTGTAGACCATGACGTTCCCGGACTTGTCCTTCCTGGCCTCCATGTCAACCGTTGCTAGGGCTGAGTCGTATTCGTTCTTTGGAACCTTCGGCCCGATTAGGTTTTGATCCTGCATAATGTTTTTAGTCACTTGATCCTCCATTGCTCTTTGTGTTGTCTCTGACCGAATATCGTCCATCGTCGCAGCCGACCGCATACGCTCAGACATTGCGACCAGGCGCTGACCCTTTTCGTCGGTCCACCCCGCCCTCTGTGGCTCCTGCATGGGCCTGGACGCGTTTTGCCTGTCAAATTCCCCGGCTCCAAATGGGGTAAAATTTCTGCTTGCGCTTAGTTCAGGGATCTGTGTTAGAATGTTTGCCATGAAGAAAATCCTATTGTTGGTCGTCTTGTCACTCGGTCACTGTTTCGCCGGGGATCTCACAGATGCAACCGGGAACTACGGTGGTTCCGCCTACCGTACTTCCTACAGTACATCCACAGGGGAATACGGTGGTTCCATCTTTAGGAACAGGAATCTCTCCGACGCTTCCGGAAACTACGCTGGATACATTACAAGGAACGGAAGCATCGTCGACGCCAAGGGGGCCTACGGAGGTTTTATTTCCAGGTTTGGAGATACCGACGTCGAGTGAGGTCATTTTTTGGCCTCTTCTGCTTTTATCTTTTCAAGCCTTCTGCGATTGAGCTCTACCTCAAGCAGAATTTCTTTTTGAGCTTCCGTTATTTTTGATCTGACCTCTGGATCTTCTTTTCGGATTGGTTGCTCGGGAGCGAACTCGGCAAAGGCTTTTCTGAGGTTTTTGACATATTCCCCGCGATACTGAATGAGCCTCCGAATTCTTTCACCGCCTCCTCTGGCGTCAAAAACTCGAAGGAACGAATTCCCGGAAGGTTCATCTTTATAACTCTGCCCATAGGATTCAATCTTGCACGGAGTTGGCTTAATGTCAACTTCGCCCAATCCCTGCTCTTGCGCCCATTTGGACATTGCGCCACCAAGAGAAATTGCTTTCTCCTCTGTAAATCCTTTCGGCTTAAAATCCTTTCCTGCATCTGCAATAAAAATTGTGTCATATCCGTCAATAGGGAATGCATTCATGCCTTTGATTTGATCGATTTTTGCCAAGGCATTAAGGTTTTCCTGGGTAAATGGAGTTCTGTCAGACTTGCGAATGTAAATTCCATTGCTTGCCTTTCCTCCCTGCCCATTGATAACAGACATTGCCATGGTCTGTTCTGAGACATATGCCAGACCAACCGTAAGCATGTCGGCAACTTCCTTGCTGCCCATCGCCCGAATCATCATTGCCGGAGATGCCTCTCCACCAAAATAACCCTTCCCGGATGTGATGCTTACTTTCCTTAGAGATCCTCCAATAATTCCAACGAGATCATTTACCGTCTTTTCTATTACAGAAGAAGTAATTGAAGCCTGTTGATCTGGCGTAAGTTTTCCGAATTCCGGAAACATCTTTGGCAGAACTGCTCCGGAACTGTAGTTAACTTCAGCATAAATGTCTCTTGTGTTCGTCCGGAACGAGCCCTCAGACGTTCCTTCGTTAAGTCCGTATTGACGCAATATTCTCATCCATCCAACAGCCTGCGCCTGGGCGGGTTTCCAATTGCCTCCCTCCCAATTTTGTTCATTCAGAAAATCTGTGAGTTTATTACCCCAAACCGAAATCCCCTCATATTGATTTGCTCCGGGGCTCCCGCGCATGTCAGCAAAAATTGTAGAAGATTTTTCACCGGGTTGCTGAATTACCACTTTCTCAGGAACCTTCGTTGTTTTCCCATTGGCCGAAACAACCTTGAATTCAGATGCTTTGAGCGAAACTGGCTTGCCATTCATGAAAAGATTGTTGTCTTCAGAAAGGGAAATTAATCGAGTCAATGTTTGCTGATCGACGTGCCCACTATCGCGTCCAGTGTGAACATCCGCTACAAATGGTTGCCCTCCTTGGGGATTGTCTCCCATAAACGATCGCGACGATCTGCCAAGCCCAGCATCTGCAAAATCTGTTAACTTAGGCCCATACCCACCCTCGGGAGTTTTCCCTCGCAGAATTGCTTCTACCTTGTCGTCGGCAAGTCCACCCTTGAGAAGTTTTCCTGTCTTTTCGTTAACGCTAATGATGCCAGCGATCCTGTCCATCGCCCTAAACATAATTCCAAGAGCTTGTCCTGGGGAGGCGTTTTGCTGACCAGCAAGCCACGCGACCATGTATCTTCCTGGGTCTTCATCAAACTTCCCTCTAAATTCCTGTGGCAAGTTGTCGTACCATTGGCGGAATTTGCCGATTTCGTCGGAAGTCAACCATGCGTTTGTTTCTCGTTGCCAGGCAGAAAATGGTTTACCACCATCTTCAGCGCTAGATCCAATTACAATTGGCTTTCCATCTCTGGTCGTAAATTCAGTAAGTTTATTCTTTGCCACACCAGTGCCTTCTCGCCTTGCAAGCCGAAGTTTAAGGTTTTTCTCTGGATCGCCAGCTGCCTTACGAAGCGTTGCGGTAAACTCTTCATCAGTTAAAGGAGTCTTTGCTGGAGCCTTCGCCGGGGCAAATCTCTCTCCCGGCGCCAAGTTCGCGGCCTGCTTCTGGTAATCGAAAAAGAATCCTGTGCGCCCGGTATCGCGAGAGTTGGCGATACGGTCTAGGCGATAAGATTTGACCAGGCTCCCCGGGGGTCGCCCTTCGGTGGCGTACATTGGATTAGCATCTTTGTTGGCAATGTTTGTGATGCCGAATAGGTAGTTGATTGCGTTGCGCTTGTCGATGCCGATCCCTGTCTCCCCCGGCCTTTCGTTGGCATGGTTATCCAGGTACTGCATGACGTCCTTCTCGTATGAGGCCAAGTCTCCGCCCCACACCTCGTTGATCCGGCCCTTGCCACTCCTGGCAAAATCCAGCATGCGACCGCGCAGTGCAGATATGTCCACTGCCTGGGCCAGAATGTTCCCGGCCTTGGACAGGCGCCAACCCAGGAACGCGATCTCGGATTGTCCAACC